AGAGATATAGCTGCATATGAAGACTATGAAAGAGCAAGAAGTAGAGAAGGTAATCAATTAGGTAGAGATATAGCTGCATATGAAGAAGCTGAAAATGCTCTGTTTGGTGGTGGTTATGCTAGAACTGGTGTAGGTTCTCCTGTAGGTTCTGATTCTGCAGGTGATGACCCAATAATTCTACCCAAGAAAAAAAAAGAAGAAGAAGAAAAACCTAAGTCAGCAATGGCTCAGTACTTTGAAAGATTGGGAGTACCTTCTCCATATACGCCTTCTACAACACAATCTGCTTCACCTTATCTATCTGCAGTAGCAGCACAACCAGCAGGTGCGCCTGAAGACTTGTTTGCAAGAATGGCTAGAATACGTAGACGAGAAGCTTTAAAAACACCCAAGTTTAATTATGCTGGATTTGCACCATTTAGTCCTAATCTATATGCTGCAGCCTATGGTATATCTCCAGAAGAAGCAAGAGAAAGAATACCTGCACTACCTAAATTAAAACAAACAATTGGTTTTCCAGATGATGATGAAGATGAAACTACAGAAGCCTATGGTGGTGGTGGTTTAAATACTTTAATGAGAACTAGATAATGGCAACAGAACGTAATCCTTTTGATATGATTCCTGAAGCAGAGACTAATGTTATTGCAATGGTCCCTGAAGAACAGTCCAATGTGTCTATTGAGATTGACCCTTCTGATGGTGGTGTTATTGTAGATTTTTCTTCAGAGTCTGTAGAAATGGAAGCTTCAGAAGAAGTATCTGAATGGTATGGAGACCTTAGTGAAGACCTAGATGAAGAAGACCTGCAAGGTATATCTGCAGATGTTATTGAAAATTATAATGCAGATAAAGATAGCAGAGGTGAGTGGGAGTCTATGTTTGAAAGAGGCTTTGACCTTCTTGGTCTAAAGCTTGAAGAAGGTTCAGAACCATTTCAAGGAGCATGTACGGCTGTACATCCACTGTTAATTGAATCGGCTGTTAAGTTTCAATCAAAAGCTACACAAGAATTATTTCCTTCTGGTGGACCTGTAAAAACACAAATACTTGGTTCTTCAACACCAGATAAGGAAATGCAGTCAAATAGAGTTCAAAACTTTATGAACTTTCAACTTACTGAACAGATGCCTGAATACTTTGATGAATTTGAAAGAATGCTTTTTCATCTTCCTCTTATAGGTTCAGCATTTAAAAAGATTTATTATAGTTCAACATTTAAAAGACCAGTATCAGAGTTTATACCTATAGATCAATTCTATGTATCTTACTATGCTACTGATCTAAGAAATGCAGATCGTTACACACATGTAATATATAAAAGCCCTGTAGAATTACAGCAAGATATTAGAGCAGGTGTTTATAAAGATATAGACTTACCTTCTCCATCACAGCTTTCTTCCAGTGGTTTTGCAAACAAGATAGATAATATTCTTGGTATATCTCCATCATATGATAGCGATCCACAATATGTATTGCTTGAGCAACATTGTTATCTTGAGTTAGAAGAAGAAGGTGTTGCTTGTCCATACATTGTGACTGTAGAAGAACAGTCAAGAGAAGTTTTAAGTATTCGTAGAAACTACGAGCAGGACGATCCAAACAAAGAGAAACGAAGTCATTTCGTTCATTACAGGTTTGTACCAGGCTTTGGTTTTTATGGATTGGGCCTTATCCACTTTCTTGGTAATCTCACCATGTCAGCAACTGCTGCGATGCGCTCCCTCATAGACGCTGGACAGTTCGCTAATTTACCAGGAGGATTTAAGGCAAAGGGAGTGAGGATGGTTGGTGATAATGAACCAATCGCTCCTGGCGAGTTCAAGGAGGTCGAAGCAACTGGTATTGATTTGTCTAGGGCTATAGTTCCCCTGCCCTATAAAGAGCCTTCCCAAACGCTCTTCCAGATGCTTGGGTTTGTAACTGCTGCTGGTCAGAAGTTTGCAGACAGTACTGAGCAAGTTATCTCTGATGCTGCCTCCTATGGACCCGTTGGAACAACAATGGCATTGCTAGAAGCTTCAAGTAAGTTTTTCTCTGCAATTCATAAAAGATTACATAAGTCACAAAGAGATGAGTTTAGAATACTGGCAAAGATAGATCATGACTATCTACCAGAAGAATATCCATATGAAGTACCTTTTGAAGATAGAAGTATATTTAAAGCTGACTTTGATGGACGTATAGATATTATACCTGTATCTGATCCTAATATTCCAAGCAATGCTCATCGTATGATGTTGGCAAACATGGCTCTGCAAATGGCACAGCAATCTCCACCAGGTATGTTTAACATTGAGGAACTCAATAGGACTATTCTTAATGCAGCCAACATGCCTAACCTAGAACAGATACTACCACCCAAGATTGAGCCACAACCACTTGATCCTGTATCTGATATCATGGCAGTAACTAAAGGTTTACCTATTGCAGCTTTTCCTGCACAGAACCATGATGCTCATATACAGGTAAAGATGGCTTATCTTCAAGACCCTGCTAATGGTGCTAATCCTATTATGCAAAGAATTAAACCTGTACTTGAATCTAATATACAAGAACACTCTGTACTGAAGTATCAAGAGCAGATGAGTGGTGTTACAGAACAGATGATGCAACAAGTACCAGCAGAACAACAAGGCCAACCTTCTGTTATTGAAATGGCTATGGCAGAGGCTGCACAACAAGTTATGCAAGCCAATCAACAGCCACAACCACCAACACCAGAACAACAGCTTGTCATGCTTGAGCAAGAGAAGGTTAAGTTGCAGCAACAGAAACTACAATCTGATACGGCTGTTACGGCTGCTGAACTTGAACTCAAGACAAAGAAACTTGAACTTGAAGAGAATGAACAAATACTTGATATGCTTGAATCTGGTGCTGCTGATAAGTTTAAACGTGAGAAAGCTGAAGCTGATAGAGAATCCAAGAAAGAAATAACAGCAATGGATAATCTTGCTAAGATTAAGATTGAAGAAATGAAAGACGATAAAGATATAGAAGATACTAAACTTAATACTCTGTCACGTTTGGCAGTTGAAGAAATGAAAAAAGGAGAAGACTAATGATGAAAAAGGGTAAAGGTTATCCTGATCATGTCAAGAATACATCTAAAACTTATGGTGATCCATTTAAAAAAGATGTTTGGGGTGGTCGTAGTATGAGAAGCGCACTCAATGAGTGGGATGATTTTTCTTATGAAATGCCAAAACCTAAAAAAGGTACTAAGAAAGCTACTATTTAGTTCCAATGGATATTTGGGATGAAGTCGTGCAGGGCTTCAATAGTGAAATTGAAAGATTAAAGACTTCACTAGGAGATGGTTCTGCTGAAGACTACGCACATTACAGACAAGTTGTTGGTTCAATACAAGGTTTGGAATGGGCAAGGAATAATTTAACTGAGATTATTAAAAAAAGGATATATGAAGAGGATTAAATGAGACAGGTGCAGATGGGTAATGCGTTGAAAAACGATGAGTGGATTGATGCAGAAGATTTAGAGTTAAAGAATTTACCAGTATTACCTGGTTTTCACGTTCTAGTGCAACCAGTATCAGTAAAGAGTAAAACAAAAGGTGGTATATTTATACCAGATTCTACCAAAGATGATATTAGTTATCTAACAACAGTTGGACAAGTAATTGCTTTGGGTGATCTAGCCTATAAAGATACTGATAAATTTCCTAATGGTCCTTGGTGTAATGTCGATGACTATATATGTTATGGTAAACATGCTGGTACAAAGCTTTTTTATCAAGGTGTTAGATTAATATTACTTTTTGATGATCAAATTATAATGAAAGTAGATGATCCTAAAGACCTTGATCCTACATTTAACTTAGGAAAAGGATCAGCTTGATTTGCAAAAACATTGAAAGTATGATATAATAGTATAGTAATTAATATTTACGTAATACGTTTGTTTCGTAAACAACGAGGTAAAAAGAATGGCAAAAGACGACAGTTGGGAAACTGTAGAAATCCCAAATAATGAAGATAAAGTAGAATATGAAGTTGAAGAAAAGGTTGTAGAAGCAGCACAACCAGAACCTGAAGTTAAAGAAGAAAAGGTTGAAGCTCAAGAAGAACCTCAAGAACTTGAAGGTATAGAGACTTCAGGAGCGCAGAAAAGAATTAGGCAACTTGTTAAACAACGTAAAGAACGTGAAGAACAAGTAGCTTTGCTTCAAAGGCATAATGAAGAACTAACTAAAAGGTTAAATGCTAAACATTATGAAGTTAATGAGATTAATAAGGTTAGTCTTAATGCTTCAGAAAAACAGTTAGAAGATAAAATTCAATTAGCCAGAGCAGCATATCTTGACGCATTTGAAGAAGGTGAGAAAGAAAAACTTCTTACTGCACAAGAAATGCTTAATGAAGCACAGAATGATTTAAAAGCTGTTACATCAGCAAAAATAAATTATGAAAAAAGGGAACAACAAGCAGTACAGCAGCCAAGGCAACAACAAGTAGTACAACCCCAACAACCTGTGACTGACCCTAAAGCAGAAGAATGGGCATCATCTAATGATTGGTTTGGTAAAGATAATATTATGACTGCTGCAGCACTTGCTATAGATGCAGAATTAAAAGAAGAAGGTTATAATCCAAACGATAATGAATTTTATCAAGAGGTTACTAACAGAATTAAAGTTGCTTTTCCACATAAATTTGGAGAAGCTGAAGAACGTGTGCAGGAAACTACGTCAAGTCCTGCTCAAGTGGTATCGGGGAGTTCTCGCTCCTCCCCAAGTTCTAAAGGAAAAGTTAAACTCACACAAGAAGATATGAGATTAGCTGAGAAATGGAATATACCCCTTGAAACATATGCTGCCCAGAAGCTTAAAGTAACAAAAGCTGATGGTGAGTATACAGATGTTTATAATAAGTAGCGTGGGAGAACAAAATGAATACAACACGAAATGAACAACGTAGTGACAGTTTAAGAGAACAGAATACAAGAGAAGAAGAATGGACCTTTGAGGAACCCGATGCCCTCTCCATACCAGATGTGGTACAAGCACGTTTTGATAATGAAGGCATGGCCCTTCGTTGGATACGTATATCGTTAAAAGGTCAAGATGACATCACAAATGTTGGTAAGAAACAACAAGCAGGATGGGTCTTCGTAACTCCTGATGAAGTTCCTGAAATGGCTGTTACATCCTTCGTAAGGGATGAAGGCCGATACCTTGGTACAGTCTGTCGTGGAGACTTAGCTTTGGCTAAAATGCCAGCAGGTAAGGTAAAGGCTAGGAGAAAGCACTATGAGACAAAAGCGAATGACATGATGGATGCTGTAAACGCACAACTCATGAAAAACTCTGACTCTCGTATGCCTATCTCCAATACAAGTAAATCAGTAACAACAAGAGGAAGGCGACCTTCTTTTCAGAATTAGTCTTCTTCATAATTAAGGAGATGAAACAATGTCTACTACTAAAGCATTTCGTGGTTTCATTCCTGCTCGTAAAAAAGGTGGTAACTATAATAATGAGGCTGTAACCGATATGATCACGTTGACTTCAACGGGTCAGGCGCAGTCACCATCTAACAATATTTTCACTGGCGATCCAGTGGTAATGCCAGGAGCTAACTTTGCAACTATTTCACCATATGTTGCAAGTACTCTTAAACCTTCTGGTGTTTTCATGGGATGTCAATATGTTGAAAATGGCGAACAGAAATTCGCTCGTTATTGGAACGGGGGAGTAAGTGCCACGGATATTAAATTCTTTGTAATAACTGATCCTGATCAGACTTATTACATTCAAGCGTCCTTGTCACTGTCAGCGGCTGAGTTGGCAATTGTCAAGAACTATAACGTAACTGTCAGTTCTACTGCTTCATCTGGTAATACAACTACTGGTCAATCCAGTTATTACCTAGATGGTGCAAGTGGTGCTGAATCCGAAAAGCAAGTACGAGTCGTTGGAAAAGCTAAGTATCCTGATGAGAAGGATTCTGATGCTTATCCAATCGTAGAAGTCTGGTTGAATATGCACCGTGACCGCTACGTAACGGCTACGGCTTCTTCGGCTTAATAAGGAGGGATAATCATGGCTATTAATAGAGCTAGTATTAGCAAAGAACTCCTTCCTGGTCTTAACGCCGTATTTGGAATGGAGTATGGAGAGGTGAACAATGAGCATGAACCTCTCTTTGAAATTGAGAACTCAGACCGAGCTTTTGAAGAAGAAGTACTCTTCACTGGTTTCGGTACTGCACCTACTAAAGGTGAGGGTGCTGCTGTTTCTTATGATGACGCACAGGAAAGCTACACGGCCCGTTATACGGCTGAGACTGTGGCTCTTGCCTTTGCTGTCACTGAAGAAGCAATGGAAGATAACCTGTATGATACGTTTGCTAAACTTCGTGCGAAAGGTCTTGCACGAGCAATGGCAAATACCAAACAGGTGAAAGCTGCAAACATCTACAACAATGGTTTCTCTGATACCATTGGTGATGGTGCTGCATTCTTCTCTGCGGCTCACCCAACTATTTCTGATGGTAATCAGTCCAACCTTTTGGCTGCGTCTGACCTATCAGAAGCAACTCTTGAAACTGCACTAACCACTGCTCAGAAGATCAAAGATGATCGTGGTATTCTGATTGGTGCTTCTGTGGTTTCTTTGCACATCCCTGTTGATTATTGGGCCGTTGCTGACAAAGTACTCAGCAGCCCTGGTAACACAGGAACCAGTGCAGCCGATGCCAACCCTAACACGAATGCTATCAATGCTGTTCGTCACATGGGTATGGTGCCAGAAGGCTACTTCATTAATCGTCGCTTCACTGATACTGATGCGTGGTTTGTGAAAACTGACGTGCCGAATGGAACAAAGATGTTTGTTCGTTCACCACTTCAGACTAAAATGGAGCCTGATTTTGATACTGGAAACCTTCGTTTCAAAGCCCGTGAGCGTTATAGCTTCGGTGTTTCTGATTGGCGTGGGTGGTTCGGTTCTGCTGGCTAATGCAACTATAGTAGAGAGGGGTAGTCAAGTACTACTCCTCTCATACTTATAAGGGAGTTATTATGACAACAAATATTAAAGTTGGAATTGCTGTAGCAGACGCAGTTCTTACATATGTAGAAGATGATACGACTGTAGGTAGTAATGGTACAGGCGATAGCCCTACGCCATCAACCACTCGTATCTTGGCTGTACACGCATTGGCTACGGCTGCTGGTTCTTATTCAATTAAAGGACAAAGGCAGATTACCAATAAAACAGCAGAAGGTACTGCAATTAAATTTCAAGTAGCTGCCAATGAAGCAACTGACATTTACATGGGGGAACTTGGAGTTCCTGTCTATGGTGTTGTTAGTGTATCTGGTCCTACTGATGGATGTGTATTAACTGCATTCGTAGGCTAATCATGGCAACCTATGCAGATTTAAAATCAGCCATCACTAATACGACTGAAAATGATGGCACAGAATTTACTAGTGAGATACCTAATTTCATTAGCAGAGCAGAAATACGTCTGACTAAAGACATTGATGATGCTGGTCTGGATGAGTATACTGCTATTACGCTTACGGCTGGTAATGCAGTTGTAAGTCTTGGAGATAGGGTACGTATAGTTCGTAATGTAAACTTTACAACCAGTGCTTCAAGTATTAAAACAAATCTGTTACAAAGAACAATCGAATATTGTAATGACTACTGGCCTGTAAGTGCTTCTACAGGTACACCTCGTTACTACGCACGTAAGAATAACACTTCTATATTTATTGTACCAACTCCTGCATCTACTGTAACAGGAGAAATACAAACAGCTTCACAACCTTTGGCTCTTGCTTCAGCTACAGGAACAAGCGTTACAACACAAAACTATTTTAGCAACTACTGTTATGATGCTTTATTTTATGCTGCAATGATGGAAGCAACAATGTACATGAAGGATTGGAATACAATTGCTTCATGGCAACAACAATATGAAGCAGCAATACTTACACTTAGAAATCAAGCTAGAAGGACACGACAAGATGATATGGCAGTTGCTGCATCACCTGCTGGTGGTCCTGATACATTACAAGTAGGGAGTCCATAATTATGGTAGCAGGAAAAATTGTAAGAAAATTTTTTAAACCTTCTCGTAAATCTAAAAAACCAGTTCAAAAAATTTTTAGTGATACAACAGGAGCAGGAAGAGGTAAGTTTCAAAAAGGAGGTTTACCTAAACGTAAAGGAGAAGCTGAAGGTGCAAGGCTTGACCCTGGTTCTAGTGATTATAGAGGTGGTGTAGGAGCTAGAACAGCTAGAGATGTAGGTACAAAAGGTGAGAAAGTTACTATAGGTGGTTTAACAATTAATAATTTTGTACGAGACCAGGCTTCAAAAGGAGCAATAGCTAGAGGAAAAGCAAAAGCAAAGCTTGCACAACTAGCAAGAGAAGGGGAAACTCCAAAGATAAAAAAAGAAGCTCAAGCTGCTTATGATAAAATGGAGGCACAAGATATTAAAGCACAAAAGAAACAAGGAAAAAATATTTCTAGGGGTCTTGCAAAAAGAAAAACTGAAGAAAAGAAAGATTTGTTACGACAAATAGCAACTGGTCAAAAACGAAAGTCTTCATCTAAAAAACAAAGTGGTAGGATAAATCCAAAAACTGGAGAAATAATTGGAACTCCCACTAAAAAACAAGAAAAAGCAGCTTCCAGAAATATTGCTGCACGAAAAAGAAATGAAAACGACAAACTTCTACGTCGTAAACAAATGGGTGGTAAAGTAGTAAAGAAAAATATGGGTGGTAATTTAAAATCTGTAAATACTAAAAAGAATCCAGGTTTAGCAAAGCTTCCTACTCCAGTTCGTAATAAAATGGGATTTGCTAAAGGTGGTGGTAAAGTACAATACAAAATGGGTGGTGGTAAAATAAAAGGTTACAAAAAAGGTGGACCCATTACTTATCGCATGACAGGTGGTCAGGTAGTTAGTCACGGTTATGATTAATAGGTCTAGCGCAAGACAACAGATCATGAAGTCACCAAAGAAACGTAAACCAAAACTAGGGAGTGGAGCTAGATTCAAAGCTCTGACAACGAAACTAAAGAAACGTGGAGCAAAAAATCCTAAAGCTCTTGCTGCATATATAGGCCGTAAAAAATATGGTTCTAAGAAAATGGCAGCAATGGCAAAGAAAGGTAGAAAGAGGAGATAATAATGGATAAAAAAACAGTAGCAGTTGTAGAACAACCTGCTAAAGTAGAAACAAAACCTGTACAAGAAGATAGTAGTCTTGGAATAGGTATAGCAATTATGGCAGCTATTTGTATAGGTGCATGGTTTATCTATAGAAAATATAAAAAGGAGAAATAAAATGGCTGGACCCCATACTCTTATTAAACGTCCTCATAACCTAGATGAGATTGTAGGCAGACCTACAGGACAAGGGTATGGGGCAGCACGAAAAGGACCAGATGTAAAAGGTCCACCCCAAGATGTTGTAGTTGATGAAAACTATGATGAAAGTAAGTCTTTTAAAGTGGAGACTTAATTATGGCAGCATTTGCTACTAAACTTGTTTCTAAAGTAACTAAACCAAAAAGAGGGCGTCCTAAAAGACGTAGAGGACCAAAGCCAAAACCTAAACCAGAGGTTGAAGCTAAGAAACCTGTTGCTCGTAAAAAGAAAGAGAAGGTTGTTCGTACAAAAGCTGAACAATCTGAACTTAATAGGTTAATAAGGCAACAGAAAAAAGATGATATAGCTGATACTAAAAATCCTTTGCCAAGACGTAGAGCTACAGGACCAGAAGGTGAAGTACCTGTAGAACAAGGTCCATTGCTTTCCAAGGTTCAGCTTCCTAAAAAAATGTCTAAGGCTCAAGCTCGTAGACTTATTATGCAAGGCAAAGCTAAAGTAAGAACTGATAAAAATGGTAAAAAGAAATTAGTTCCTACAGGTGAGTATGCACCTTCAAGACAAGTTATAGCAGAAGAAATGGGTCTTGGTGGAAAAGGTAAACTACCTACTGAAGCAGAGCTTGATGCGATGGGTGGCTTTGAAATTAGAATGGGTGGTGGTAAAGTAAAACGTAATATGGGTGGGCCTGTTCGTGGAGTGGGTGCAGCTAGACAAGGTTTTGGTAAAGCTAAATATTCTGATAAAATGTACTAATGGTTGATGAAGATTTTTTAAAACGATATAGAGAGTCTGTAGATTTAGGTGAAGACAATTACAGTTTAATAGATGAGAGTTGTGTTAAACCTATTAGAAAAGATTATACATATTGGGATGATTATTGGGAAGACCTTGTAAGATATTTAAAAGAAAAGTATAAGTATACATATGGTAGCAAAGCGCAGAAAAAGTAATATGAAAGGAATTACCATTGGTAGGGGTATGAAACGTCCTACCAAGGCTGGTGCTGGTATGACTAAGAAAGGTGTAGCCAAGTATCGTAGGCAGAATCCTGGTTCTAAATTAAAGACTGCTGTTACTGAAAAGAAACCTACTGGTAAACGTGCAGCAAGACGTAAATCATATTGTGCTAGGTCTGCAGGGCAAATGAAGAAGTTTCCCAAGGCTGCTAAGAATCCTAACAGTAGATTAAGACAAGCTAGAAAAAGGTGGAGATGTTAATGCCAAAAGGTAAAGGTACATATGGTTCTAAAGTAGGAAGACCAAAAAAGAAAGCAACTTCTAAAGGTCTTACGATGAGACAAAAACAAACTCTACAAAGACATGCTAAACACCATACTGCAAAACATATGGCTAGTATGAGAGCAGCAATGCGAAAAGGAAAAACATTTGGTGCTGCTCATAAAGAGGCAATGAAGAAAGTAGGAAAATAATGGCAGTAGCCAAGAAGCGTGACCCAAAGAAATGGGCTGCTGCTAAAGCTAGAGCAAAGCGTAAGATGGGTGGTAAACACTCAGCGAGGGCAATGCAACTAGCAGTTAAATATTATAAAGATGCTGGTGGTACATACTCAGGTAAAAAGAAAAAGAGTAACAAACTTTCTAAATGGAGTAAACAAAAATGGGGAACCAAGTCAGGCAAACCAAGCAGCAAGACAGGAGAACGATATCTTCCCAAGAAAGCAATCAAGGCACTATCATCAAAGGAATATGCAGCGACCACCAGAGCAAAGAGAAAAGGGACTGCTGCAGGGAAACAGTTCGTGAAGCAGCCAAAAAGAATAGCTAAGAAAACAGCAAGGTATAGGAAATAATGGCAGTATCAGGTACATATAATTTTAATCTTGACATAGATGAAGTAATACAGGAAGCAATGGAAATGATTGGGGGAGAGCAAACCCTTGGTCATGAACCTGCATCTGCTAGACGTTCTATAAATCTTATGTTAAAGGATTGGCAGAATAGAGGTGTTCTTCTCTGGAGTACTTCTGTTTCTTCTGTAACTGTTGCTGCAAGCACGACAGCCTATGATTTATCTTCTTCTACAGTAGATGCTCTTGAAGTTGTACTCAATAGAGATGATACAGACTT